CAAAAAAGAGGCCTTTGATTTTGATAAACTGGATAGATTTTTAAAATATACTAATAAATCAGAAAGTTATGTTGATTTTGTAGAAAGAAGAATTGAGGAACGTGGAGATATAACGGAAAGCACCAAAGCTTCCCATCGGACTTTTGCGGCTTCATTACGTGAATTTGACAGGATAATATATTTTTCTGATCTCACAAAAGCTAATATCACATTGTATGATGATTGGTTACATTCTAAGGGCTATTCACAGCCAACAATATATAACTATCATAAGCGTAACAAACGTTATATCCACGAGGCTATGAGGTTTGATTTATTAAAAGAAGATCCGTATAAGGGTGAGCGTTTTTCCCGTGGCAAACATGCTATCAGGAAATATTTGACCGCCGAAGAATTAAAGAAGGTGAAAAATGCTCAAATAGATTCGGAAACGATTTGTAGAGTCCGTGACCTTTTTGTTTTTCAGGCATATACTGGCATTGCGTATGCTGATCTTGCTAAATTTGACTTTAAACATGAGTTACAGAAGCGTGGGGATAAGTATGTCATATTGGATGCACGGGTAAAGACGGATGAAAATTATTTTATTGTACTGCTTTCCCCAGCTATGGAGATTCTGAGGAAATATGATTTCGTTTTGCCGAAAATAACTAACCAACAATACAATTTGCGACTTAAAATAGTTGCTGATTATGCTGGGTTTGATAGAAATCTTACCGTTCACATGGCCCGTCATACATTTGCAACAATGTGCCTGAATAATGGGGTTAAGATGGAAAATGTGAGTAAAATGCTCGGTCATACAAATGTACGTACCACACAACAATATGCTAAAGTTCTGAATACTGAAGTGGAAAAAGACTTTGAGATGCTGGAAAGGATTTTATCATAGTATAAGAGAGCCACGCTAAAATAGTTTTGTCGAATTTAGCGTGGCTTATTTTATTTGAAATATTCCATAACTTGGGCCGATTGCTCACGGAGGCCACAGCATATATAGTTCTGTGCAGTCATTTCAACGCTTGAATGTCCCATCATCTTGCTGATACTGTATAGATCCGCACCGCGTAAATATAAGTTTGACGCAAAACTCCGGCGTGCTGTATGGCTTGATACGAATTCCCATTTCTCACCTTCTCTTTCTTTTCCAGCCTTGAATACCTTCACTGGAGCGACAATTCCTGATGCCTTGCAGATTCTCCGCAAAATTTCATTGAAAGCTGGATCGGATAACTCACGGGTTATGCAGACTTTTTTCAGCAGTTCGGCCACTATAGGTTTTAATGGTACGGTGGCATGTGTCTTTGTTTTCTGGCTTACATAGGAGATGTAGCCGTTCACAATGTTTGTTGAAGTAAAGCGGCAATAATCCGAATGTCTTGCACCTGAATATGCGCCTAACAGGAATTGAGCCTGAACAAGCCGTTCATTACCGTCTTTAGCTTTGTATTCGGTGAGTCTTGCAAGTTCTTCATCGTTTAGCCACACCGAAACAGGCTTTTCATCCCTTATGGTTAAAATTTTTACATATCCGTTGGGTAGTTCAACTTCTTCATTGTACAGGTTCATGACGGCTTTTAATTTTGCCGCATACTGGCGGACTGAACTTTGTGCCAGTCGTTCACCCATGTAGTCGATGAATGCCTGTAAACGGATTTTTGAGAGATTATCCCATGTCGCCGGATGTCCTGTGGCTTCCTCAAACATTCTCAATATGATCTCATATTTCGGGTATTTTTTTAAAAATGCTTCTCTTAAAGTATTCATTTGTCGAAATGTTTTTTATGGTTTCACTTTTTTAAAATTGTATTCCTTGCTTTCCATTTTTATAAAAATTATTCTTGTATTATTTTCTCTTTACGGATTAGTTCATTAATAAATTTGCTCATGTTCGGTTGTTTCCTGACAAAATCAACCAAATCAATATCTAGTCTAATAGAATAGACCTTGCTTTTTGTTGTCGGTTTGTTCCGGTGACAACTTATTTTAGTTTGTTTATTCTTTTCCATAATGATTCATTGATTATTTAATAATTCGTTTGAAACGGTTATAATTCGGGCTTTGTAGACCTCATTTGTTCCGTCCCTGATTCGATTATTACCATTATCGTGGAAACGTTTGGAATTGTCCCCAAATAGTTCATTCGCCTTTGATCGGATTGTTCCCCAAACATATCGTTGTAATAGTTCGGGCAGCATTATGGAAACAAACAGTAATGTTATACACTGGTGATTCAATAGTTTGGGTACAATGGTTCGGTTGGTAGTTCGTTCATGTTTATGTATGAAGATAGGCACCGGGAAAACCAAAGGCCGGTCAATATACAATGGTTCGGGTGTGTATGCGTGTGATGGTTCACCCTCTGTTATTGGTTCGGGACTGTTCGCGTTTGTTTCTTCGCTTACTGGTTCGGCCAATAGTTCAGGTAAAGAAATGCCGGATAGTTCGGTTAGCATTGTTAGCCTCTGTAATGCTTTGTTTATTTGATCCTGATAAAACCAACGGGAAATAAAATCTATCAGAGCTACCAAAGCAAAGACAAAAGCCGGTGTTTTTGTTTGTACATCCACATATAAGGCCGGTAAATGTTTCTCCGGCTCTCTTACCGATTCTTTTTCCGGGATGGTAGGAACTTTGGCACGATCCAAAGCCTTTATATTACATTTTAAGTTCGGGTAAATAGAATCATTTATAAAGGCAGGCATAACCACACCGATACGCGCTGCCTTATCATCAAAGACCACCGCCTGATCAGGTGCCACCAGCCATACGCCACCAGTCCAGCCGGAAAGCAAAGGGATAACGTTTGATGCAAATAAACCTAACTTTATATTAATTAAAGCGGCTTTTTCTAATGTTACACAAAGTTCTTTGTGTCTATTATTGTCTGCATCATTATAAGATAAATAAACCTTACTTTCTCCGGCAATAGTACGAAGTGAAAAACCGCTTTTTTTGTTTCGTTTTGCTATCTCTTTTACAAAACCGGCAACCGCTTTTAATTCGCTTTTCTGAATCTTTATAAATCCGTCTTTTGATAGATTGGGGTACACAATCCGGTAATTAGGGAAATATCCGGCAAAATCACAAACAAAGGTTTGTTTCTTATCGTTGGTTATTTCTGTAATATTGCCGCCTTCCTGATTACAAACACAAACAGAACACCGACCAACCATTTCTTTTAAATGTTTGGGATTGATAAATAATTTTAGGCTGTCAGGCAAAAGCCCGGATGTTTCAATAATTACGGGGTATTCTTTTAATGTACGCCCGTCAGAAGCAACTAAAGCCGATTTGTAAGGATCAAGATAAATATAATTAAATACCGTTCTTAGAGGATCTTTTGTTACTAATTTAGTGATGTTTAGATGTTCCTTTGTAATCCACATATCAAAGGAGCAAACAATATTTTCGCGCTCTTCCATTTTGGTAAACCTTGTTTTATTGGCTTGTTTGGTGTCTATCAGCTTTTCAAATTTCCAAACAAGATTAAAAACCTGATCCACTGGAAAGGAACATTTAAAGCTGTTTATTTGTACAGTTCTAAAATCAGTTATATTTAGTTTGTTATCAACGCAAAGATATTTTATATTTATCTCATTACCGTTGGCATCTTTCAGCTTTGCAAGCTCCGCGGCTGTATAAGTGCCGGGAGCTATTTCTATTTCATTTGTAAAAACTTCGTTTGCTATTCTAATCAATTCGGACAAGATGAGGCCGTTAAATTCTTTTTCATTCATAACATTAAATAGTTAGATATTTTACACCAAAGTAAAAGCCTACAATAAGGCAGAAAATCAAGTAAACAGGAAGCAGCCAAAGACCGCCAAACACGCTAAAGCAGATTAATAAAACTACTATTAGCCAAATAATCATACCTACCATGTTTAGAAAGTAGGGTTTTCAAGTTCTTGCAAAAAATCTTCCTCCGTTATGCTCTCACATATATTTGAGTCATCAACATAAACATTAAACCCAGTTGCGGTGCGGAATACTTCTAATTTGTGTGTTTCTCCGTTTGGGGATTCTATTATATAAGTAGTCATAATATCAAAGTTTAAAGGAATGCCAGGAAGTCGCCTGGCGCGGTTTGTTATTTCGCCCTGATTGTTTACTGTTACTATAATTTATTTGCATAGTTTTTCTAATCTGTCATATATGCTTTGTAAATAATCGATAAAGCCGTATATTATTTGCATTGTATTTTCTTTGCTGTTTATATCAATATTGATGCAGTTAATAATAAATACCTTGCACTGTTTTACTGATTTAATCATTAATTCAGTATTGATTATTTTTTTCACTATTTGGCTAAACTCGTTGCCGTCAAGCCATAGTTTTTGTACTTCATTGTTCACTTTTTCGGATATTATTATTTGTTCGTTAAAATAATCAAATGAAATTTTTCTTAATGAATTCATATTCTTTATTGTTTAAGTTAGTAAATAGTTCCCGGCTGCAAATCAAGCCTGCCGGGGAAATAGGTTACTTTTGGTTTTTCCAAATCTTGTAGTCATTCGTGGACTCAAAACACATGAAACCGCCATATACTTTGGCGATTTTAGACGGAGTAAACGGACATTCTTTAATTGCTTGATACCTTGTTTTTACTTGTGCAAAATACGTTCTCATTGTTCTATTTTTTATTGGTTTATAATAGTTCCCGGCGGCGGTGTCGCTCCGCCTTCCCACATTGGTTAATCTTGTTCTATCGTCCACTCTTTTTTTACGAAGCCTTTAAAGTTGCCAAACGATTTTCTAAACGCTGCTAACGCTTCTTTCTTCGTCTTGCCGTAATAGCAATAACGCGCCCCATTATGGAACTCTACTGTTAACTTATATTCTTTCATATCCTTTAAAATTTATCTGATTCATTACTTTTGTTTATAAAGTCTTTTAATTTTTGGGGATCGGTGCCGGAAATGAATATCACAGCACCGAATAACAAAACCAACAAAACCATATTCAACTAATTAAATGACCGTCTTAATCGTCCGTTACCATCCGTAAACCCGTTAAGTGTTTCCGCCTCTCTTTCGGCTTCTTCTTTTGTTTGGAAGAATCCTACCGGGCAATTATCCAAGGTATCTATGACGGAATAATAACCGCATTTAGGCTTGTTTCCCGTTATGTATCGTTTTCCCTTTACTTTCTTCTCGTAGGCTTCAACTGTGTAAGTTGGATTAACTTCTATTTGTTTTTCTATCCGATCAAAAACTATCTTAGAATACTCTATATCAACAAAATTTGTCCATCCGCTTTTACAAAACTCCTTTGCACAATCTTCCAATGTCAGCAAACCGGCTTTATAATCATCATACAGGGTATAATCAAGCGTTTTTAGATTGTCCCATATTGAAGACTTTTCTAGCGTTTTGGGTTGTTCCGTTCCTTCTGCTAGTTCCGGGATATATATTTCTTCAGGGAGTGCCGGCAGTTCTGTAGGCGCTATCAATTCTTTCACCTTGTCCGCTTGCTTCTTACTAAATATCCATCCGGCACGCTTTTCACCATTGTAATTTAAAGACGGGTTAAAGCGTTCGCCCAGTTCCTTTAACTGATCTTTGACGGCTTTTGTATCGCCAGACACCGCGATAGCCTTTTCGGAATAGTCCACGATTTCCAGGCCTTCAACCGTCACGGCTTCCACTTCTTTGGCTTTCTCAACCTTTTCAGGCTTAACGCTGCTTTCCTTCGCTTTCGGCTCTATAACCTTATATTCATCACTCACTTTTATGCTTAAATAAAAATTAGTATCGAAATAATCTTGCATACCATCCGAATCATCGTAACGGAAAGAACTTGCATAAGTCGTAACAGCGTCCAGAACCTTTAATATTTCCGGCGTTAACTCACCTTCCCATCCCTTTACGGTGCTCATTGTGGACATATAGCCACGTTCTGCACTTCTTGAACCTTCAACAAAAGGAATGCAAGTACCTTCTTTCAGTTCAATGCACATTGAATCAGTGTACATACTCCATTCGGAACGGACAGAGAATTTAAATTCCGGGAAATTCTTCTTTGCATAAGATCTAACCTTTGCGGCAATTTCCTTTGTACTTAACTTGCTGTCATAGTTTGAACCAGCCCAACCATTTGCGGTGTAGAAATTCATTGCTTTCATAATGCTATAGTTTAAATTGTTAAAATTCAACCTTATAGCGTGATTAATAGCCTACTAATACCAAATACAGCCTATACGCTCAATAGCTGAATGCTATCGTAATATCAGTAAACCAAGAAAATTAAATGGGAGAATATTTGCAAGAATCGAAATAGAGAAGTACCTTTGCTCCGTGTGATGGGGGAGAAAGATACGAAAGTATTTTGATCCTTTGAGAGCTTTAATATTACCAGTATTAAGGCTCTCTTTTTTATTCCAGCATTTTAATAACACGCTTTACATACTCAGGAGAACCAGATATTACAAGTACCTTCCATCTCCTTTTCTGTACTACAAATATACTACTTTTATTTGTAATACACAATGATATGTACTTTTATTTTTAAGAAACTATTCGTTTTTTAACCTTTACTTGTATAATGTATAATATGTTGATAATTAATATATTGTGTATTGTTGTGTAAATGCGTTATTATAAGTTTTTGTGTAATTATATATTGTAGATGTATGGCCTTTTATTACCCGTATTTGCTTTATTTATAGTCTTTGTTTAACTTTGTAGCAACAAATCCAGAGCGCAAGAAGCCATTAATAAACCTATTTATAATAGCTTTATATTATGGTGTATAGTAAGCGAATAACAGACCTTCAACAAATTTATCAATTAACCCCGGATGAGGTTTTCTTTTGTATGCTTGTCGCATCCGGTGCCAGCCGGGGAGAAGCATACGCCGTTATATTTAAACCAAGATCCACCAAGATAGAAACAGCGCAACGCGGAGCATCCCAACTTGCTAAGGATAAACCGGGCATTAATAAATTGATACAATCTTTTGAAGAGAACAGAACATGCTTTGCAATCAATAACGACAGTGCAAAAGGAAAGAAAAAAAAGAAAAACACAGATAATGAAGATGAAAATAATTACGAAAATATTGTACAATATCGTGACAAGGATTCGGTTTTAACAGGTCTCGAACAAACTTTGCCATATTTAAAGGGGAAAGATCGTGCAGATGTTTTAATGAAAATTGCAGATCTCCAGCAAATGAAAAAAGATGAGAATACAGAAGAAGAGGAAACAGTACATTATTATCTTCCAATGCAATGTTATAGATGTAGCCTTTTTATAGCTGATCGAGCAAAGAGAAAAGCGGAAAAGCCGGGTAATGTTTAATATTATAGGTATAATATAAAGATAATAATATAGTATGTATCTTTTTTCTTCTTTTGATGTGGATGTAGAACGAATAAGGGGGCACCCCCCCTGGCTACCCAAGACACCAAGCATGTTTCAATCCCGGTCAAGATTTTTATTTTTTTTTCTTTTTGGAGCCAATAATGGATAATTTTAAGTTTTTTCCAATCATAAATTACAAGAGTGAATTTTTCATGTATAGTTTTACTGTTGAAAATGTATAGTTAGTGTATAGTTTTGGTGTAAACTATACATGTGTAAATATCTCATTATCAAATCAATGGAAATTTTATGTATAGTATGTATAGTTTATATGTAAATTGCGTATGAAAAAAATATATATAATATGGTTTTCTTGAAAAACTATACATACTATACACTATTTTTCCATTGATTTGATTTTCAATGTGTTATATATGTATAGTTTCTATAAAAACTATACATAAACTATACATTTCGAAGGAAGTTTTTTGTATGTGTTTTCCTTTGAAATATTGCTGTTATTTGTTGTTTTTCAATGTCTTATGTCTTTTTATTACTTGATAATGGTTTGAATTGAATTAAACAGTGTGTGTATTCTATATTTAAGTAGAAAATAGTAGTGTTTATATGGGTTTTATGTAGAAAATACGCTATATTTGTAGCATAAAACACTTGAAAAATAGCATAAAAACAATAAGAAATGCTTTGTTTTCGGGTATAAAAGCTGTGATATGAATAAGTTTGAGTCTATATTGTTTGATTATGGGCGATACGTTTTTGTTTCTGTATTCAGAAAAGCGCAGGAAGAGGAAAGATATGAAGATTGTGCGGTGATGCGAGATATTATGCAAAAATATCATATACCTTGTGACACATCTTTAGAGGACTGGCGTACTGATTTGTGGCGATGCGGATATTCAGGAGATGTTGCTGTAAATAATCTGTCAGTATATATGGTTGAGGCCTTAACCCGTGCTGGGTATT